ATCATTAGAATATCACAAATCTTGGGATTGGCTTATGCCAGTAATAAAAAAGTGTAGGGCAACAGAGGTTGATAAAGATCGTGAAACATCAAAACAAAGGCTAATAGATAATATAAACTTTTGTCTTTTCACTTCAGACTTGCTTGGTACTCATGGCAACATTATTGATTTTATAAAGTGGTACGAAAGAAAACCTATTGTAACTACTTTTTAAGTAGAATTTATTAAAAACTAAAACAACTAGAAATTATGGGATACATAAGCGAGGTACATATAGCAGTACCAAAGAAAGATGAGGCAGAGTTAGATGCCATCATGAATAGACTCGACTTGTTAGAGAGTGAGAATGAATGTGGAGACAATAGGTTTTATAAAAGAAACTATACACAGAGGTGGAAGGAACTTACTAATGGTGTTACCACAGATAAGTCTAAAGATATTATTTTATATCAAGCAGGTTGTCTTAAGTGGTACGAAGAATATAAAGATGTACAAGAGATAAATTCATTTATAGAAATGGGCGAGGAAGATGGTAGGTGTATTGTATGTGTTGGAGAAGATAACGTGGTACACTCAGATATAGGATACTATCGGGATGTATTCAACATATATATGAAAGTAGAATTAACTTAAAACTAAAAGACATGAGAAAAGTAACAATCACAGAGCGTAGAGTCTATTATAAAGTGGCTAGTATAGAAGTAGAAATACCTAAAGATTTACCATTATCAGATACTCAAGAATGGTTATTAGATGATTATGAGAACTTTGAGCAAGAATTAGACGAGAAGTTTAATGATGCCGAACTTGAATGGGGTACTGGTGTTGATGAAGTTCCTCACATGAATGAACCACAATCAGTTAGCGAGACAAGGTATGATGTTATTAACGAAAACTATGGAGGGCATTTATAATGGAGAAAACAGGAATATATGATAAGCTACAAGGAAAAATGTTCTCGTCAGAGATTAATAATGCTGTCAAGTTGCACCTTAAAGAGAGGGGTTACTTTGTAGATAACCTATGGCATTTAAACGATGTAAGCGATAGATTTGAATGTACTGATGACCAAGCATATAAAGTACTAAGCAAGGTCTTAGAAAGCGATTACATTATGATGAGTATACATGAGGCTATATGTCAAGTAGCACAAGATGAGTTTAACTTAAAATTTAAAAATGATGGCTAAGATACACGTAAACAACTCAGACTATATGGAGTTTATAGATGATGTAGCAACGATGATGACAGAGATTGCTTATAAGGGAGATCCTTTCATGGTAAGGAAAGGCTTACAATTTACACAATTTAGTGATGAAGCCCAAGACTACTATAACGAAAGGTATGATGAGGTAGAGACAATGTTAAACAGAACACTAAAAGTATATAGCGATGAGTAATAATGAATTTAACCTAATGAGGATAGAAGCCCTTGAGGGACAAGCAGAGAAAGACAGAAAAAGAATACAAGAGTTAGAAGCAGAGCTTAAACTAGAAGGTCAAAAAAGAGAAAGCCTTGAATGGCATTATAAATTAGAATCAGATGAACTTAAAGCAGAACTCAAACTAGAAAACGAAAACAAAAGAAGAATAGTAACTGAGTTAGAGGTAGAGATAGATAAAATGATCAAACCCCCAACTAGATTTAAAAAAAAATAAATAAATGGAAAACCAACCAAGTGCAATAAACTTTAGTCAAGCATGGTCTGGAGGTACTAGAAATGCTTGTTCACTTTATACAACCTTTCGTAAGATTGAGAGGAGATACATAAACCCTATAATAGATGATATAAAACAAGTGTCAAAAGATTTATCGGGTAAAAGGATATTCAAACCTAAACCTAGACAATGCAAACCTCAAATTATGTCTATTATATCTAAGGTAGATGAGTTTACTCTTAGTGATTTAAAAGTATTATTAGAAAAAGAATACACGACTATTGATTTCTTGTGTAAAGTATATGAAATCAAAAAGAGAAATACTAAAGAGTATTCTATAAGACGAGGTCGTGCATATCAAGATTAGGTTAAATATTTTTACAAAAACTATTGTAGGAGTAAAAAAAGTTTCCTATATTTGCATCATAAGTTAATTAAATTTAAAACAACCAAAACTATGGAGAAGTCCGAAACAATTGGCAACTTAACCCTTGCCCTATCAAAAGTGCAGTCTCAGTTAAGACCTGCTAAAGAAAACTCAAAGAATCCTTTTTTCAAGTCAAGCTATGCCGATCTTGGTGCAGTATGGGACTCTGTTCGTAAGCTACTAGCAGAGAATGAACTTGCTATAATTCAAATGCCTACAGATGTAGGTGGTGTAACAACAATCTTATCACATTCTAGTGGAGAGTTTATCTCATCTACTATGTACATCCCATCTAAAGAGGATGCACATGGTGTAGGTTCAGCTATCTCTTATGCTAGAAGATACGCACTTGCCTCTTTTGTAGGTGTAGTTACTGGTGATGATGATGGTAATGGCGCAGTAAAAGGTAGTACAACTACAAGAAAGTCTACATCTAAGCCTAAGTTATCATCCGATCAATACAAAGCTATGATTAAAGCTATAGAGGATGGTAAGGGTGCTGTTGTTCAGCAAAAGATGAGTGGTTATACTCTTACTAAATCTCAAGAAGATAATCTAGGAAAACTTATAAAAATTGCTAATACACTTTCATAGTGAGTTTAGATAGTTTTATAAAGAAGATAGAGGATGACTCTTTCTATTACTCTGACTACGAGTTTGTAACGAACTCGCAGTTAGGGTTAATAAAGAAGGATGTTCGTACCTATAAGATGATGAGGGATAATCCTGAACTTAACAAGGAGACTCTACCTATGATCTTTGGGAGGGCATACCATGTAGCTATGCTAGAGCCTAACGACTTTAACGATAAAGTTAAGGTGTTTGACTCAGCTACAAGGACTACTAAAGGATATAAGGAGTTTAAGGCTAACAATCCTGATGCTCCCACTATCATCCTTCAGAAAGAGTACGACAAAATAATGCGTATGCAAGATGTGTTGTTCTCTCACAAGGAGGTTAGAGATTTATTGGTATCAGAAGGAGAGCGAGAGATAGCTAACGCTTGGCAAGATGATGATACTGGTGTGTTCTGTAAAGGTAAAGCAGATTATCGTAATGGTACTACATTGATAGACCTTAAGACTACTGCTGATGGAAGCCTTCATGGGTTCTCAAACTCTTGTAAAAAGTATGGGTACGATAGACAATCAGCATTCTACTCAGATGGTTTTGGGTGTGATGATTTTATATTCATAACACAAGAGAAGGAGATGCCTTATAACGTATCTATATTCTATGCTGGAGAAGATTTTATGAATAGAGGTAGAGATGAGTACAAGTACCTTCTCGATACTTATAGAAGATTCTTTATAGATAACGAAGAGGTTGTTGAAGAACATTTAATAACGGATACACTATGAGTTTAAAAGAAATATTAAAGGAAAAAGGCATTACTGTCATATTCCTTTCAGAAAGATTAGGGTTAAGCCGACCTACCCTATATAAATACTTGGATAATCCTGAGGAATTTAAATTAAAACATTTCAAAAAGATTGCAGGGTATTTAGATACAACAGAAAGAGAGGCACTTATTAATTATTTTATTTAAAGCTAAACGCTATGAGTAACAAGACAGAGAAAATTTACATTGGAAACGGAGTAGAAAAGTTCGATGGGGACTTAGTAAACTTCTCATTAAACCTAACAAAATTAGGTACAGATGCTAAGGACTTTATGTTCGAGTATAACGGAGACAAGTACGTTAAACTAAAAGTAGTTAAGAAAAGAGATGGGGCTGATAAGTATGGTAAGACTCACTATGTAGAGGTTGATACCTTTAAGCCTGAAGCTAATGCTACTGCATCAAAAGGAGATGACTTACCATTTTAAGTTATGATTACAGAGGGGTGTAAAAGCCCCTCTTTTTTACCTAAACCAAACCAAAGCTATGAGACTAAGAGTATCCGATAATGACATAATCAATATAGACAATGTTGATTTTATAGAGATGGATGGTAGGTATATACTATTTCACTCTAAAGGTGTTGTATATAAATCTATATACAATAACGAATTTGAATCACAAAGTACATTTAATAATATCGACAACTTACTTAGGATAAAGGACGCTAGGTTTATTACTAAAGAGGAGCTGAATGTCGAAGATGAGAGAAAGGCTAAAGGGTTCAATATGTTTTGGGCTATGTACGACAAGAGGGTGGATGAAAAGAATTGTAGAATTTCATTTATGAGACTAACCCTAGAGGAAATGGGTAAGGCTATCAATGGAGTTAAGAGTTATGTAGAGTCAACTCCTAATAAGAAATACAGAAAGAACCCTCGAACTTGGATCAACCAAAAGGGATGGGAGAGTGAGGTAGTTCTTAGCGAGGATGATAAGAAGAAGGTTAATAGATATGTCCAACCAAAATACGTAAGCGATGACAGATAATAAAGATATGGAGATGAGATTGCTTGGTCGTATTATGAGTTATCCTAGAGAATACTACGACAACCATAGTCTTTTCTCTGAGGGCATGTTTAGTGATGTCCTCAACAGAAAAATATATAAGGTAGTATCAAGCAGATTAGACTCTGGAGAGAAGGTTGATTTAGTTGTCCTTAATACTTTAGTAAAGGATTCTATGGCAGGCTACCGTATAGCTGAGTGCTACTCAGTAGACTTCAGCCACTACAATACAGAACACATGATTCTTTTCCTATCCCAAGAGGAGAAGAAGATAAAACTAAAGAAATTACTGGAGACAACTAACAATAAGTTGAATAAGGATGAAGACTTATTTGACGTGTTAGATTATGTTGAGTCAGAACTTAAGCCTATATCTGAGGTTAGGGGTAGCGATATACCTGATATTAAGAAACAACTTAAGGTGCTACATGATGATATACAAAAGAGAATGTCTTCAGAAGATATGGTAGGTCTACCCACAGGTTTCCAATCAATAGATAGGTTTACTGGTGGGTGGCAAGAGACTGACTTTATAGTTATAGGTGGTGCTTCATCTATGGGTAAGACATCGTTAGGTCTAGCATTCTGTTACAATTGTTCTAAGGCAGGTATACCTGCTGCAGTATTCTCTTACGAGATGGGAGATACACAACTACTTCAGAGGCTAGTATCTCTAGAGAGTTCGGTGAACAATAGGTACATAATGAAGGGTACACTACAGAACGATGAGTTAGCTAGGGTTGATACTGCTATAGGTAAATTAGAGAGAGCTGAGTTGTACGTAGATGAGTGTAAAGACTCATCACTTAGATACCTACTAAATAAGATACGCCAGTACGTTATAACTAAGGGTGTTAAATTTGTTTTAGTGGACTACCTTCAATTAGTTAAGGGTAGTGGCACATCAAGGGAACAAGAGGTAGCCCTTGTTGCTCGTGAACTTAAGAATATAGCGAAGGAGTTGAATATAACAATCGTAGCGTTATCTCAACTTAGTAGAAACGTAGAGAAGAGGGGTGGAGGTAACAGACCTATGCTATCTGATCTTCGAGAGAGTGGTGAGATTGAGCAAGCATCAGATATTGTTATGCTTGTGTACCGACCAGAATACTATGGTATTATGGAGGATGATAATGGGAATAACACAGAGGGATTAGTAGATCTTATCTTTGCGAAGGGTAGGAACATAGGTACTGGAGTCTTACCGCTTAAATTTGAAAAGGAGTACACTAGGTTTAGTGACCCTACAGATTATGGTAATAATTTCAGCTCAATTCAAAGTGTTGAAACATCAGAAGCTTTCTAGGTTATGGAGTGGGATTTTGAATTTACATGCAATTTTATAGTGGGATGCGTGTTTATATTGTGGTTTATTAAAAAGATTATAGAAAAGATATGACAAGAAATAAAGATACAGAATTGGCAGTGTATAAAGTAACTCGTCACCTTGATACCTTAAACTTAAATAAGGATGAATTACGAATAATAAAAAACCTATTTAGTTTTGCTTACGAAAGAAAATGTGTTTACCCTTCGGATGTAGGTAAGAGATATAGGCATGTAGTAGAGGCTAATGCTTCTATATCAATTTTAATTGATAAGCATTTCCCTTTTACACTTAGCTTTATAGGAAAGATAATGCGTAAACATCACGCTACTATAATTCATTATAAAAATCTTTATAAGAATTGTTTATCTTATGATAAGGAATATTTAAGACTAATTAAAAATCTTGACTTAATAGTTGATGAGATGAAGAAAGATATAGAAGAGGATAAGATTGATCACTTACTACTTGACTCTGAAAAAGACAAACTAATAAGAGAGTTAATCAAATCTAACGCATCCTTGAAGGTAGTTAATCATAAATTAAAGGATGAGTTGTATAACATCAAAAGAGCTTAATGAGGAAGAAGATATACCACGTTATAGTTCATTATAATTGGAGGACAATAAGATATGTGAAGGGTGTAGAAAAGCCATCCAAGAAATGGAATGAAGCTAAGTATGAGACTGTAGTTACGGAATTAGATGCAGATGTTTTAAACTCAGATCAGAGATTTTTAAATAAACTATCTAATAAACACAAATCTTCTAACGAGATAGGAATTAAAGTAACTAATGTTGTTGTGATAAATTACTTGTGTCTATCAAATGATGTTTATTGAAACACGAGAGTACCAAGCGTGAGTTGGGCATAAAGTGAAAAGTCCTAGAGTGGGAGCTAGGCAAAAAGTCAGTGTTGAAAGTTAAGAGGGTGGTGGGAACCTACCCTCTTGCTTCAGCCAGTTTTAAAAAACAAAAACCATGATTAAAGCAGTATTAATAGTAATTTTCGTAATATCCCTTCAGTTATTGTGGGGAATGTTTAAATATTCAAAACAAAAAAAGAAAGATGAAAGGATTAATAAACAAGACTTTATTAGGATCAATCAAAAAAGGAAAAGTAAATCTTCTAGTAGTTCAAAGGTATCTAAGGATAAAGCACCGAATAAAAGTAAGTATAAAAGCTCTAACAAAAAGAATGTTAAACCTAAAGTAAATAAGAATGCAAGACGAAATAAGAAAAAAGTGTGATGAGATTAGAGACCTGCTACTAGAGAAAAATAGTAGCTATGGTAACGCAGTATTCGAGAGGGGAGTTCTATTTGATGTAGACCCCTTATATGCTATTCAAGCTAGGATAAACGATAAGTTAAACAGAATTAAAAACTCTAACACCTACTTAAGTGATAACGACTTAATGGATGTTACTGGGTATTTTATATTACTGCAAGTATTAAGGGAGGATATGGATAAAAAGCTTGAGAAATCAATTAAGAGCGTTGAAGTTGATGAAGATAGAGAAACAGTATTTAGTTACACGTGGAATTTAGACAGTAAAGATGAAGAAGAGGGAACCCCAGTTTGAGAAATCATCTGACAGAGCTAGAGAAGAGGAGACTCTTCGTATACTTCTAGAAGATAAAGACTTAACATTCAGACAATTAGATAAATATGCTCCAGTTGATGCAGAGATATTTGATAATAGAACTATGGATATTGTATCTTTGTGTGAGATAAAGACAATGAGTCTTAATATGGATGATATAAAAAGAGTTAGAACATCTGTAAGGAAGATACAGCATTGTCAAAAAGAGGCACTTCATAGGGCTTTACCTTTATGCATAGCTTGGAGATTTAACGATGGTATAGGCTATATATGGTTAAGAGAGATAACAAAAGCCACAGTTGAGTGGGGTGGCATGAAAAACCCACGACCAGGATCTATATGGGATAGAGAGTTATTATTCTATATAGACATAGATTTACTAACTATAATTAAATTTTAGACATGAACAAGCAACAAAAAGATCAAGAAAAAATTGAAGAAAAGAATTACAAGTATTTAAAGTTTGACTGCGAAATGAGGTCAAAGGCAGCAGAGATAGCAATGTCTTTACCTACAAGTAAAAACGCTAAATCTCTTTTAGATAACTCACGTAAGATTTCTAATTATATATTCAATATAGGTGACGCACTTAAGGAAAAGAAATAATTTGTATCTTGCCTCTTATAAATAATATAATATGGCAAGGAATAAATTAGCAGGAACTAAAGTAGGTAAGAGCAAGAG